TTCAGGGTTTGATGTTCTCTTGGGCATTGTGTGTGTTTCCCCCCACTAGCGCACCCCCCCAGGGGGGCTTGCTGTCATGTTACATCCGAGGGTCTGCTGGTTTGTGTTCCCCACAGTTCAGGCTTTGTCTGCCTTGGTTGCCGGACACATTGTTGAAGTGGACACCATTCGCATTTATGACGTTTGGACGCTGCACAGTGGCTGACCCCCACGGCTCTTCAAGTAAGTCATCACAAGTAGTAGGGCGCACTGCTCTACCCACGTCTCCGTGTGTTTCACCTGCAGAGTGCAATTCCCTACGAGGCCGTGGTTCTTTCAATTGTGGGGGCATCGTTAGTCTTTCCAGAACCACCTGAGTGCGACAATAGCGCATACCAGTATCGAGCCGTAATAAACCCATAGCCATTTGGCGCTCATAGTTGGTACTGCTTGAACTGGTGAAGAGGTATTTTCATAAACCATTCTGTGTCTGTGTGGATGGTTGGTTTCTTGACAAGCGTGATGTCTTGCAGGCTGTCTGGGCTTACCACAAGTGCTTCAGTGCGTTCAGTGTTGAGCATTACGAAGAACACATAAGGTTTGCATTCAATAAACTTCACCTTTCGTGCTGCAATGTGCACTGTGGAGAATGGGAAGTGATGACCTGACCAGCCGTGTTTTATCTCGACTTCTACGCCACATGGGATGCCGTTGTATTCGCCTACTAGGTCTATGCCGTACAGGTCGGTATTGACAGTCAGTTTGAACTTGCCTCCTGATTCACGCTCTAGGAATGTGATCACGTCATGTTTGCAGTTGTCGTCTGCTTCGTACTGTGCCTGGCTGAACTCTTTAAGTGTCATTGGGCTTCCCTCCCTAGTCGTGCTGCGATGAGGTCTAACTGGTTTGGTCGCCATACATAGTGTTCTATGCCTGACGCCAGTAGAGCCTCGCCCCACATCATTTGATCATGTGAGAGGCGTCCACTGGTGGATTTGAGTTCGGCCATGATAAAACCCCTAGTCCTGTGCACCATGCAGAGGTCGGGAAATCCTTTGCCGTCTGACCTAAAAACACCCGGTCTTACTTGATGTGGGGAGGCGTGAAAAATAAGCCATCCGTTCATCTTGGCGATTTGCTCGACTTTGTCTTGGAATAGGCGTTCAGAGGCGTCGTGCATTGGTGGCATTGTCAAGCTGCTTTTTGAGTTGTCGGTTCACTCGCATGAGCCTGCCACATTCCTCAGCAAGAATTGAGCATTGTTTCGCCATGTTGCCGACACAGTGACAGTTGGGGTCTGTGTTGAGTGTTGCTTCACAGTCGGCGTAGTGGTAGTGCCCATTCAGGCCGTACGGCATCATTTCTTGCCTGCCTGTCCGAGTAATAGCCCTGTCATGAAAACGGCAAAAACCATAATGCACATAGATAGAAACTCAGTCATTGTTGTTGTCCCATTCTCTACACATTTGACAAGGATTTTCTTCATTGCACATTTCTTGGTTTTCATCGTATAACTGCGCAATGCGAGCCTCAAGCAGCTCGACTTTGCGTAGTAGTTCGTTGCGTTCGTTTATCACATCTGCTAGGTGATCACGCAATGTTCCTATGTCGCTCAAAATGGCTCCTCTTCGGGCAGTGGAATTTCTTCAGGCTCATTATTTTTAAGGGCTTCGATGGCTTTGCTGATTTTAAATTTGTCCCAAGATGCCAAGTCAAGTGGGGGCAACTTGCCTGCCTCCTTCAAAAGTTTCTTGTACAGCCACACCTGCTTATCGCTAGGGGCGTTCGCAGGGCGCTCCGTAGTGACACCATCGGCGCTGGTCGTGGTCACACGCTGCACCTTTGACATCTCTTCACGACTCGGACGCTTGTTGAGGTCTGAGCCTGCATACCCGGCATTAGCCAAGGCACGGCCTACAGCGCCTGTCTCACAGTTTTCTAGGTGGCTGGTTTTGTTAATGTGGCCTTCACCACGAATTTCTTCTGCCCATCCTGTAGCAATGAGCACGTCATTTTCGTACAGCGATGCTGAGAACACGGCTGAGTTTTGCAGGTAGTGAACTAGGTCGGTAATGACCCTTGGTTGGACGTTTCGCACATGGCAGTCTTTAAGCCATCTGTCGAGTCGGTGTGCTACTGGTTCGTAGTCTTCAAGATTAAACCCCATCAGATAAGACCTTTTGCGTGTAGGTCTGATGCTTGCTTTGCAGCGTCCAGAATCATTTGTGCTAGTGCGCTCGGATCATCGTTCTTGGCGACTGACAGTTTGCCGATTGCGTATTCGACGGCTTCACGTTCTTGAAAGCGCATTTGCATTTCTAACTTAACGGCCAAGTGACCCAAAATTTGTAGTGCTTCTGAATGTGTCATTGTTTCCCTCACTGACTCGATGCGCTATTTGCAGCGCCTTATTTTTATAACAGATGGGTGGTTGGATTTGCAAAGTTGGTCGTTCAAACCGTTGCAGTTGTTCCTGACGGAACCGAAACCATAGACCCCCACTGGATAACGATACTTGCCACCTTCGGTGTGGCCTTTAAACACAATTCTGTCAACGCCTCTTGCCTGCTGTGCAAACGTCAACAAATGCGCCTTGCGATTAGGGGTGTGATTCCAGTAATCCCAAGTGCGCCTGTAAATACCAAACGCCGTCACATAAGAGCGAGTCGAGTGACGTGTGTTATTTCCAGTTTCGCAGCGTGCTAAGTCCAAATACCATTCCTTCCCCATGGGGTGATTCCAGTCTTGTTTTGCAGCTGCTGGTGCTGGTGCGAGTAGGGCGATGAATAGCGTGAAGGCCATGATGAATTTTGTCAACCTGCAGAATCTTTGTTTGGCAATCCCCAAGTTCCCCGATGGTGCCGGGTGGCCTAGTGGCCTGAACTATCAGATTTGAGTTGTGTCAAGTATTACCGATTTATCGGGTTAGGTGGCGAATGCGACCCTAGGCGTAGGAGGGAAACACGCCACGCCTAGAGCCTGTCAGAGTTGGCTATGCCTTGTCTGAGTTGGGTTTTGGCAACGCTCGCCATGCTGCTTCGAGCGCTTTAGCGTCTTTTGCCAAGTCCATTTCAAGTTCAAAGTGAAGCCATGCTCCCCCGAATGAACCTGCGTTGTCCGTTTCGTTGAAGACTTTGACGCCCTTGGTGCCTTCTCCACGGCTACATCTGTAGCCCCTGCCATACGCCGTCTGGTCGCTGTCAGGCTGTTTGGGGTCTCTGTAGGCGTAGTCGTGCAGTTCGCACAGTCCTAGGGCTTCTGAGTGCTCAATCAGCCAATCCCACAGTTCTTTAGCCTGGCGTCGTCCTTCACGAGTTTTCGGATACCCAACGTCACCTGCAACTCCGAGCGAGTGCACGCTTAGGGTTTTTTTGCCTCGCATGTTGCGCACCACCCATGTGCCCAGATTGGTAAATGATGGGTAGCGCCGTTTGCATAGATCCATGAACTTTTCTGTTCCTGCAAGTTTGCCTGTGCCGGGTGTGGTCACTGGGTAGTAGGGATACTTACGAGGCACGGCCAAATGCCTTGTCTGCTGGGTTGAAGTAACGCATCGCTGTTGGGATGGCTGCAGCCCAGACTGCGTTGAGTGTTGCTGTGGGGCTTTGTGTTGCTGTGTAGGTGGCTACTGCGCTGGCGAGTAGTGAGCGTCCGTATGAGGCGATTAGTGCTTTGTGTTTTGTTGTGAGGGTCATTCTGTGTCCTTTGTTGGTGGTTTGGCTGGTCCTTTGATTCCGTTCGAAGCAAGCAACGATGAGAGCGCCCCTGAGAGGAATAACATCATTGGACTGAGGAGCGCCCACGCACTTTTGTCATTTTCTGAAACCTCGAGAGGCTGTACCACGAATAAAAGTCCGAATAGCAGAGCCCCTGTGGATGCCACAAATGTGACTGACAATGTGATGCCAACGATCAGTATTAGTCGGGCTTTGATTTGGTCGTTTGTGTAGCGTTCTCTAGGCACAACGGCCACCACCGATTTGTACGTCTGTTCCGATGGTGATTGGTGCTTTGTTTTTGATGCGTTCGCAGTTCACTCTTGTACGGTCTGCGCAGCTGCTGAGGGTGATGGCGAGCAGACTAATCAGGGCTAGTCGTTTCATGCGCTGATTTCTTCTACTGTGATAGACGATGAGGTCACAAAAGTTGTGTCAAATCCTCGACGGTTTACAAACAAAGTGCCGACACGGGTCAGGTATTGCATTTTGTAGGTAGTGGCAGAAACTGTTGCGGGTGAGTCAAGAAATACAAGAGTGACTGTGTCCATACCTAAATCACCAATTTCGTTCATTCGCCTATAAGCCGAAACATTATTTGTTCCACCGCTACCAATAGAGATAGCAGTGCTACCACGAACAAGGTTGAAACTTGCGTCGTCTGCCGATGCACCACCTACGGAAAGGTTTACTGTGACTAGGACTTTGCTTGTCGTGGCTTGTGGCGTGATGCTGACCGACAGACCAGCGATATCGACCATGACTCCGCTAGTCGTAGAGGTTGTTGTGTTCAACACAGTTTGGACTACCTGCAAAGTTCTGAAGGCACCTCTCAGGTCATTGACATACGCAGCAGTAAGCACCTCGCCTGTAACTGCCGATGCTGGGAGATTAGTGGGTGTAGCCATGTTTAGAATCCTAACTTATTGTTGTACGGAGGGGTAGAACTACTGTCCTGCAAACGACCAAAAAAATCGTCACCCAAAACAAACCAAGAACTCAAGTCAGCAGCATACAAATTGAGTTGCACCCTCGTATCAGAAGGGTCGGACGAAACAGTAGAACCATTGACCACACACTGATAAATAGTGCCACGCAACTCAACCTCAACAAAATAGCCAACCCTCGGCCCCTCTGCAGCAACAGCCAACAAATCAAGATTTGATTGGTAAGAAGTCCGTGCGCTAATAGAAAACGGCACGTCATTTGATTGGGTCAAAGTGCTTTGCACATACGATGCAAGGTCAAGTGCCTGCGAAGTGGTCTGGTCATAAGATTTCAACTCAAACGATTTAGTGCCACTACCAAACGTCTGTGCTGCCAACCCTTCAGGGCTGACAGTTACTTTGTTTGCAAGGTTGTCGGCAAGGCTCGCAAAGTTCAACGTGTCATACCTGATCTGTTGATAGATACTGATACCAGCAGGGTTATCAGTGAAACGCACAAGAGGAAAACCTTCGTGCAAATCATCACGGCCCAGCCACTCAATTTCATCATCCTGTGCGCCGTTTAACCTGCCCTGCTCAGTAGCCATTAACTGATTTAACACGCCCAGCAGATTCTCATTAGTCAAAGTTTGTGCCGACACTTTGCTAGAACCACCAGGTGATGAAACAAAAGAAATTGGGACACCTGTGCCGGTAAGAAAGTCTTCAGCTGCTTCTGCTGTGGTCACGCCTGCCACCCATGAGCCGTTAGCGTTCAACCGTCCAGCGTTCGCTAATGCGTCCTCACCGAGAATTGTCCACGTATCCATTGCCTCGACAATGCCGTACTCAATCTGCACATCAGCAATACGCCCCCAAAACATAATGTATTGCGTAAACAAATCAGGTGTGTACGCCTCAACAACAAGGAAGTCGCCTACGTCAATGACAGGTAAATCGCTTGGGTTACGGCCACCAATAGTTGTAGTTGCAGCCCTAAATGGGTCTTGTATGTTTACACGGCCTCTAGTAATGCTTGCTGTTTGCAGGTCGTCTAGATACTGTCCGTCAAAAAATGTTCCACTAGACGGATACCAGTAAGCCTTAAAAGTTGCTTGCATTTAACCACTAATCCTGATCGGCACACTGCCGTTACGGAACATGTAAGTACGCAAAGCATCTACCACACTTTGAGGGTCGCCACCGTTGACGTGGATGTTGACAGTTGTGCCACCACCCATGCCAAACTCGCCCATACGATCTAACGGAATCACAGCCTCTGGGCCACGGCCTTCACCAATCATCGCCAGCGTCGGGCCAGTAACAATGCCACCTGCAGCCAACATCGGAATGTCAGGAACATCAAAACCTTTGCCACCAAGACCCGGAACCCAAGACGGAACCGTAAAAGACAATTTGCCAATGGTGCTGTTCCATAGTTTGGCGATGGAGTTAAACACAGTTTTGAACACTTTGACCATAGTTTCCACATACGGAATGACAATGTTTTGAACGCCGAACTTGATGTACTCAAATACTTTCTTGAATATCTCTATCCAGATTTTTATTGCTGGAACAATGATGTCCGTAATGTAGAACTTGAGGAACCCAAACACGGTGTCAACAACGTTTCTGAACCCTTCAAACTTTGTGTAAGCAATCGCAAGACCAGCAATCAAAAGACCAATGCCGATCACAATAAGGCCAATTGGGTTCAGTGCCATAGCAATGTTTATGGCCACAATGGACGCTGCTACTGCTGCTAACGCTCCTGCAATAATCATAAATGTTTGTGGGTTGTCTTGCGCCCAACCAGCAAACTTCTGAAGGTATGGCAACACGGTTTCCACTGCTGGTAAAAGTGCTGCACCAATAGATTCTTTTGTTTCGTCAAAGCCAATTTTAAGTCGAGCAAACTTGCCTGCTGTGGTCTCGGCTGCTTCTGCTGCTGCGCCCCCGGTGGTTTTGGCAAGTTTGTCCATTACCTCTTCAAAGGATGCGCCGTCACGAATCATGTCTCGGTATTCAGGCGCAAGTTTTGCTAGGGCTGTTAAGTTGCCTCCATAGGCTTTCTCTAACGCTCCGACCACACTTTCTAGTGGTTTGCCTGTAGCCACGCTAATGTCCATAGCCTGACTAGCCAACTCTTGAGCCTCGGTAACGTCGCCAGTTGCCCTAGCGAGTCTGTCTAAGACTGGTCGCAATTTGTCATCTGAGAATCCAAGTAATTTGCCTTGCTCGGTAATCCAATTTTCGACACTGGCAATTTGTGCATCGTTTGCACCAGTGGTCTTTTTTAGGCTGTTAGCAAGCAAATCTTGCGCTGCTGCATCGTCAATAGCGCCCTTTACAGCGTCGCCTAAGACAACAGCCAAACCAGCCAAGGCTGCAGCTGCAGGGACGGCTGCTTTCTTAATCGCAAACTGCGCTTTCTTGCCTGCGCCTTCAAGGTTCTTGAATTCGTTAATTGCCTTGGAGACACCTCCACCGTCGAAGGTTGAGATGATTGGTATCGCTAGAGCCATTAGTTCAGTTCCTTTTGGACTCGCTGAATGGCATCCATTGAGAGGCGTTGTAAGGCTTTTTCAATCTCGCCACGCTTCCTAAATACAGAAGGCCCAAGAACTCTTGTCTGGTTGGGTTTGAGTGGCCCTAGAGAGTCTCCCAGTGTGTTGGGGTTGCTACGCCCTGCAGCCTCGAAGACGGCAGCGCCCACGTAGGTCTGTGTGATGTAGATCAGGCTGACGGCTTCCCTTGCAGCGTCCACTTTTAACTTGACTCCAGACTGTGCCTTGGCCACGGAGAATGGGAAGATTTTGCGTCCTGATTTGTCTGTCCAGTTTCGAGCCATACCCGACAAAGGAATCTTCGCATAGCCCTTTTGCACTTCCTGAATAGCAGGTTGGGCGATTTCGTTGGCGTTCTTGGTGAACTCTTTACGAAGCCCTGGCTCAACTTTGTTTAGTGAACGGATGGCTTCTTTCAGACCTGTCATTTCTATGGAGGCTGATGCTGTCATCTTTTGTTCGCTGCTTTCTGTTGTTTATTCAAAATCTCAATAACCGTGGTTAGATCGTCAACTTCAAATTCTATTTGTGGGGGGTAATACCCGGTCGCAACAAGTACTTCTGCTAAGGCTCTTCTGTAACTGTTGCTTCGGTGGCTTTTGGGTCTTCTGAACCAACTACTTCCACGGCGTTCACGTCTTTGATGTATTGGTCAAACGAAACTGGCACTGGGATGTTGTTTTGTTTGCAACATTCGTATGCCATAAACGCAAGGTCTTCAATGCCAATGCCGTTGGCCAGCGTTGAGGCTTTTTGTTTAAACTTGCGTTCCCAAGCGACAATGACGAACAGGTTTGTTTCTAGTTCGTATGGTTCGCCTTCGTTGGGCGTGATGCGTAGTTGGATTTTCATGTTTCCCTCTTTCCTTGTATCAGGTGATGTCTCGTGCCCATGTGCCACCAGTGAAGGTAGCCGTGACGGTTGCGAGTTCGCCGACTGTTGAGTTGATTGGTGTGAAATTTTCCAGCATTGCGTTTGTAATGGTGTATTCAGGATTAGACGCTGACTCAGTCGTTCCTGAAGGGCTGATGACAAGTGTTGTGGTGCCTTGACCAACCATTGCTGCAAGTGCTGTTTCAACTTCTGACGTTGCACCTGTGCCACCGTAGGAAAGGAAAAAGTCGATTGAGACTTCGACGCTCTGGAGGCCACCAACAAAACGATGACCAGTGTCACCGAATGCTGTTGCTTCAAGCGAGTCCTGACCGATGGTGATTGTGCAAGCGTTTGCCTGATCACTCAAGTCGTAAGTAGTTGCGCCCTGCGTAAGGTTAATTGTTGCATTGCTGAGGAATGTTGTTGTTGCCATTTCTGACCTTTCTAGTTTCGTTTGACTGCGATTGCCACAGTCAAATCGTATGTTGGTATGTCTTGCCCACCGTAAGAAGCGTTGCCCGGTCGGGCGTCAACTACGGCAATGGAAGAGTTCATGATTGTGTCAACCGTTGTCATCAGGTAATCACCTGAATCTTGGTTGCCGGGAGGAGCTGCAAGTATGCGAACTGGGATGCGAAAGTCGCCCACGTTGTAAGTCCATGACGTCATCACTGGTAATTCGATAAAGACAGACATGGGTCGTGCGTTGCGTGGGTCTGTGACTGGTTTCAAACCCAACGCTGTGAGCGCCGTTTTGATTGCGTTCACTGCGTCAACAAGAATTCCAGAAGCAGGCATCAGGCGACCTGTGGACGGCCACAACCAATAAGAGACATAATGCGACCCATGGTTGAAGGAATAGGGATTGAAGACATTGCGTCAAATGAGGCAAACGAATCTGCAGAGCCACGCTCACGATAGAGAGTTGCTGCATACATGATCGCCCCAAGTTTCACATCGGCACCGGGGACTGTTGTCATCGAGTCTGTGTAACCAGCCTCACGACGCTTTCTAAAGCACCAGTTGTTGGTGGCATTGACGCAAACAGTGACAAAGGCCGTGTCGTTCGCCGTTGCAACGTCAATCCCTAACCAACTTGTGACATCGGAAGCCTGTATCCACGATACAGACGGTGTGAAGGTCACAGTTCCTGTAGCAACAGAACGCTCTAGATCGTCGCCAGCGTCTCGAAAAAGAAACTGAAACAGTCGAATTACTTCATTGTCAAACTCAAAGTCGCCTTCGTCTGACTGTCCGATGTATTCGTTGTCTTGCGTAGATAGAACGGTGTGTGTGCCGTTTATGTCGTGGCCAGCGCCAGCAATGGTGACAACATCGCCGACCTGGATACCAGTTTCAACAAAGGTCTGAAGAACCACAACACCGTCTAGGCGTGTGTGAAACGCTAGATCATAAGTGGCCATGGTTCTTCAGTTCCTTCTAGTTCGTTGCTTTATGCGAAAGTGAACTTGACGAACTTGCTGGAGTCAATCATGAGTGCTGCAAAGTACCCACGGAACGCCAGAGTGCGTGAGAGCGTAGATGGTGAGTCAATGCTGATTGCGCCCTTCTGTTGCTCGAACAGTTCGTAACCAGAAGCATCGCCGATGATGGCTGTGCCACTAGCGAAGTTGCGATCAACAACAACTGACAAGCCGAAAGCGTTGCCGTTTGGCTGTCCCGGTGTGAGATTACCAAATGCGTTCATTGGCCCAACCTGTGGGAACAACGGACGCTTTGACGAATCGCTCAATCCAAGAAGATCTCCCCAAATTCCGGGTGCAAGGAACAAGTGAGTTGGCAAGTTGCCGTTAGAACCCGACAAAATTGTTTGGGCTGCTTCTGCAATTTCGGCAGCCCACACTTCAGGTTTCTGAAGGTCTGCTGCTGCAAATGCTTGTGTGACGGTTGCACCTGCAACCAACTGATCGGCTGCGTAGTTGTCTGTTGCGTTGGCGTAGATACGGCCCATGTCATCAAGAACGACGGACAAGATTGCAGGATCACTCCAGTCGATATCGGCTTCGCTGATATTCACATATCCACCGAAAATTTGCTTGGTGACCTGGTTGTTGAAAACAACAAGAGTGCCTTGCGATGGTGACTGTTCAGCAATAGAAGCACCAATGGTTGTGTGGGTGGTTACTTCTGGACGGATGAACACTTTTCCAGCCTGTGGCATTGACTTGACACCAATTGCATCGACCACTGGACGGCGACCGATGAAGTTGTTATAAACAGGCCCAAGGACTTGCGTTGGCAATAGACCAGGTGTGTCGTTTGTGACGATGTCGGGTGCAGCTGCACGAAGTGCTTCTGACATTGCTCGCCACTGGTCGCCACCTGCAACTGCTGCTGCAATGTATTGAACGGCTGTTGGCATTTCGACAACACGACGAG